GGGATAACGTTGACCAAGATATACTGCTTGCCATCCTGCACGGCATCTTTGCTATGACCGGTGCAAAAAACTTGGAGTTTGTCAACGGTCACACCATGGACATCACTGCTCTGAGTGGTACTGATTCGGACAATAACCCGAAATGCAACGCCGGAGCAACAACGCTCAATACCGCCATCCAGAAAGCCTGCGGTGATAACAAAGCGAAGTTTACGTTTGCCATCTTGCACTCCGTTGTGGCGACCAACCTCGAAAACCTCAAATTGCTGGCCTATTTAAAACAGACAGATGCAAACGGCATCGAGCGCGAAATTGGGTTGGCAAGCTGGAACGGCCGCGTTGTGCTGATTGATGATTCTATGCCGTCTGAGGACGTTGCGGAATCGGCGGCAGGCAAAGGCGACGGATACACCAAGTACACCTCTTATGTCTTTGGCGACGGCGCATTTGACTATGAAAACATCGGTGCAAAAGTGCCGTATGAAATGAGCCGCGACCCGAAAACACATGGCGGTCAGGATACACTTTATTCACGCCAGCGCAAGGTGTTTGCACCGTATGGAATCTCTTACACCAAAAAGAGCCAAGCATCTTTGTCACCAACAGACGCGGAGCTAGAAAATGGTGCAAACTGGGAACTTGTCCACAATGGCGAAACCACCAACAAACAGTACATCGAGCACAAGGCAATCCCGATTGCACGCATTATCTCAAGAGGATAAGGGGGTAGCGAATTGTGACACCCTTGGAAGAACTCAAACTCATTCTCCGTGAAAAGGACATCCCCTTTTTTGAGGACGACCAACTGCAATACCACCTTGACAAAGCCGAGGGTGACATTAATACCGCCGCCTATCGGCTTTTGCTCATCAAGGCGGAGAATAATGCGCTGAGCCTGTCGGGGCTGTCCGTAGCGGACACGTCGGCTTACTGGCGCAGGCTGGCGGCCATGTATCGCCCGAACGGCTCCTGCGTCCTGAAAGGCGGTTGATTATGGGACTGATTAATCAAGCATACACCATCAAGCGCGCCATCGAGTTACACGGTCATGTTTGCGTTATTACCCGTATGGGTACCGACCAATACGGCGACGAAACAAAGCCCGAACAGGTACACACCTGCAAGGGCATTTTTCATGCCGCAAATCAGCACCTTGCCATTATTACGGAAGATGCCGGACAGACATTTGACAGCAAGCTCCCCCGCTTTTTAATCCTTTACACGACCGCCGTAAAGGTAAATGACCAGTTGGCTGTAAACGGCAAAAGTTACACCGTGGTCGGAATCAACAACATGGGCGAACTGAACATCTGCTTGGATTTATCGCTTAAGGAGGACGATTGATGTTTGATATGTCTGAACTCCGGCGAAACATTCTCGCTCTGCCGGATAAAGTCGAAGAAGCGGTTATGAAATATGGTTCCACGGTTGCGGTTGACTTAGAGCGTGAAGCCAAAGAAAACCGCCCTTGGACAGACCGCACCGCACACGCCAGACAACGCTTAAAGGGAAAGTGCGTCCGCACACCCAACGGCATCCGCATCATCCTAAGCCACGGCGTGGAATACGGGATTTACTTGGAATTCGCACATGAAAAGCGATATGCCATCATCTACCCTACCCTGCGCCGCAAAGCGCCGGATGTCATGAGTGGCCTGCAAGGGCTGTTTGACCGGCTAGGAGGTGCTTAATGGACTGGGCAAGTATTTTCGACCATTTGAAAAGCCATGGCTTTGATGTCTATGCGCTCGGTGCACATCAGGGGCTTTGCAAAGAGCCTTATTTGGTACTGCGCAACAACGGCGGTCGGCTCAATGGGAGTTTAACGGAGCAGGAATATGAAATTCTGCTGTATTATCCTCAAAAGCGCTACCGCTCGTTCGAGGGCTACATAGCCGATGTCAAAACGGCCATGAACGGGCTGTTTCCAGCGCTCCGGCTCATCGACGACCAACAACCGCACTACCTTGACGACGATGTGAAAGGTTACATGACCAGTCTCATCTATCGCCTTTACACGCCATCCACCATAAACCGAATCATCTGAAAGGACTGATAATATGGCGACTACTACGCCAAAAAAGGGCACTGAAAAGGCCACCATCGACTGCAACATGATTGTTGTTACAACCGAAGAAGATACGCCGCGCTCTGTTGCGATTACGTCCGGCACAAAGCTGGCCGTAGAACCGCAGACCGAAACCACGGAAGCGGTCAAACTCATCATTAAAGGCGTTTTGAAAGCGCAGAAGAAAGAAACACAGACCATCACCGGACACACCATTACCCTGACCGACAATCTCACCATTTTGGAACTGATTGAAATTTTACAGGGCGGCACAATAGTAAAGGATGAAACCTCCGGAAAAATTACCAGCTATACGCCGCCGGTATCCGGTGCGGCCTACACCCCTATCCCGTTTACGTTGGATGTTTACACCGCCGTCATGGAAGGTGCTAATATCGTCAACTATGAAAGGACCTCTTACCCGGGCTGTACCGGTGTGCCAATTGGTCTGAACTCCGAGGATGATGTATTCCGCGCCAACGAATACACCATCAATTCAGCGCCAGCAGACGGACAAGCGCCGTACACCATCACTTATGTGGACGAGTTGCCGACAGTGGCCTAGAGGAGGACTTAAATTATGGCAGTAACATCAATTGACCAGCTTAAAAAGTACGCGGCCGGGACGGAGGTAACTCTGCCCGGCTTTGTCAGCGACGAGCCATTTGTAGCTGTGCTCAGGCGGCCATCTCTGCTGATTATGGCGCAAGCCGGAGAAATCCCGAATCCGCTTCTGTCCTCCGCCGCAGAGCTGTTTCAGCACGGTACGGACAGCATCACGGACGGCGAAAAATTTACGCAGACCGCGCAGACCTTAATCACCGTGGCAAAAGCCGCCCTTGTTAAGCCGACCTATCAGGACATCGAGAGCGCGGGATTGACATTAACGGACTTGCAACTGCTTTACATCCATAATTTTGCGCAAACAGGAGTAGACACACTTAAATCCTTTCGTGCGCAGTCGGAGAGTGTTCCCACTTCTGAACATGGCGCGGATGTACCGGACAAAGCCAAGTAGCATCCTGCATATTGAGGATGAGTATACCGCATATTGTATGGATGAAGCCTGCGCCTACATCATCCGGCAGTTGGAAGCCGGAGAAACGCCAGTGTTTGAGCACAAAGTATCCAGTATGCGCGAATTTTATGACCAGTACGGAGGTGGTTAACGGATGAGCTACAACATGGGGGTGGCCGAGGGGCACCTTGACCTTGATTTCTCGGATTTAAGAACCGCAACTGCATCCGCCGTCCGTGAACTGGACAAGCTCGAGCGTGCCGGAAACCTGTCACAGTCGCAGATGAACAAGCTGGAAGCGGCTACCAAAGGCACGGCGGGCGTGTTTGAGCAAGCCAACCAAAAAGCCGCATCGCTCTCCAAGCAAATCGACAATGCCAAGCAAAAAGTATCTGTTTACAAGACGGCTATTGACGGTCTGAACGACATTATCAAGCGCAATGCATCGGAGCAGGAATCGCTACGCGGCAAAATCAGCGCGGCGAACGCAACGCTTGATAAGGCGGAGCAAAAAGTCAAAGAACTGAGCGGCGCACACCGCACCGCTACGCAGGAAGCTGAATCTGCCGCCGAAGCGGTCAAAGCCGCCGCAAAGCAGTATGGAGAAGAAAGCGACGAGGTTAAAAAGGCCACTGCCGCACATGAAGACGCAGTAAAAGCCCAAAAAGAAGCCAAGGAAGCCTACGACAAGGCCGCTGAATCCGCGCAGAAGCACCGCAATGAACTGTTGCAGTTGGAATCTCGCGAAGCGTCTTTAGGGCGCGAAACGGAAGACAGCAAGGCCAAAATCAACGACTTTGCGGCCAAAATCAACAACACCGAAGCGGACATTGCCAACATGTCGCGCGAATTGCAAACCGCAGAAAGTAAGCTGGCAACGTTCGGCGCGGCGGCGCAGACAGCCGGTGAAAAGTGGAAAACCGCCGGAGACAAAATATCCAAAGCCGGTAACGCGCTGACCATCGGCGTGAGCGTGCCACTGGCGACTGCTGGGGTGTCCGTCTTTAAAGCGGCATCGGATTTTGAATCAGCCTTTACGGGCGTTGAAAAAACCGTGGACGCAACCGACCAACAGCTTGCCGCCTTGAAACAGGGCATCATCGACATGTCGCAGGAAATCCCAGCATCTACCACGACTATTGCGGCGGTCGCCGAAGCGGCCGGTCAGTTGGGCATCCAGACAGACAACATCCTATCCTTTACGCGCGTCATGGTGGACTTGGGAAACGCGACCAACTTATCGGCCGAGGATGCCGCGTCTGCGCTGGCCAAGTTTGCCAACGTTACGGGCATGTCACAGACGGACTTTGATAAGCTGGGCGCAACCATCGTTGCCTTAGGTAACAATTTCGCAACGACAGAAGCTGACATTGTAGCAATGGGAACGCGCCTTGCTGGTGCAGGCAGTCAGGTCGGCATGACCGAACCGCAGATTATGGGCTTAGCTACTGCCCTATCATCCGTCGGCATTGAAGCGGAAATGGGCGGCTCGGCGTTTTCAACTCTGATGTCAAAAATGCAGTTATCGGTCGAACAAGGCGGTGAGGGCTTAAAAGCCTTTGCTGATGTTGCAGGCATGAGTGCAGAACAATTCCAGACCGCGTTTAAAGAGGATGCGGCTGGCGCAATTGTGGCCTTTATCCAAGGACTGTCCAACTGCGAGGACAAGGGTAAATCCGCTATCGGCGTGCTGGATGATATGGGGATTACTGAGATACGTCAGAGAGATGCGTTACTGCGCGCGGCTGGTGCATCGGATGTATTTACCGAAGCCATCCAAATGGGCAGTCAGGCATGGGAAGAAAATACCGCGCTGACAAACGAAGCGTCAAAACGCTATGAAACCACGGAAAGCCAGCTTCAAATGGCAAAAAACGCCATCACCGAAGCGGCGCGGTCACTTGGGCAACTGCTCATACCAGAAGTAACGGATATTGCAAAGCAGGTCAAAAATGCGGCGGATAAGTTCGCAAAGTTAGATGATAAGAC